CTCTATAGCATGGGGAACATTTTATTAATTGAGGAATAAAAATGATGCAAGAATTAGAAAGTATTTTAATCCGCATGAATACACATATCATGAAGATTGAAGATAACGCGCACGATGAATTATCACGCTTAGAAGCTAAGAAGATATATATTATCGGCGTGTTTAACCAACTAGACTTAGAACTGAGTACTCTACAAATGGAGTACGATTTAGCTGGGTATAGTTATTTTGAAGAAGAGGAAACCTTACAATTATTTAAGGATAGCCACGAGGCTTATTCTAATTTAATGGGTAAGTTATTCAAACATTAAACAGAGAGGTATAAATATGGCACGTCAAGGTGTAATTCAAAAAACAAAAGGTAAATCTGTAGTAACACCTGCAGGTTCAGCAATGTGGGTAAAGGTAACTGAGCCCGATTATAAATTCAACCCTAAGGGAACCTATGAGGCGCAGATTGTTTGTGACCCTAAGGATCCTGCTGTGGAAAAGTTCGTTGCTATGATGCAGAGAATGTCCGATGAGGCACTTGCTGAGGCCAGAGAAGGACTTAAGCCGCCTAAGAATAAATCAGTTGTTGCTAGAGATGTAACGAACCCAGAGTACGACAAAGATGGTAATGAAACTGGTAATATCGTAATTAAGGCTAAAACATACGCAGTAGACTTTGATGGTAACCCACAGAAAGTCGAGGTATATGATGTTAAAGGTCGTAAGGAAGATAATTGGAATACTTTAATTGGAAACGGTAGTAAAATCAAAATGCAAGTTTGGATTAGTCCGTACCATATGGCTAACGGTAATACTGTAGGCCTATCAGCTAAGTTAAAGAAAATTCAAGTGTTAAAACTTGAGGAGTTCAGTGGTAGTAGTGATGGTTTTGGTGACGAATCTGGTGAAGCAGGTTTCGGTGATGATGCTGAAGAAAAATTTGAAGCTACTAACTCAGACTTCTAAGAGGTGAACACGGTTTGGTAGTGCCGTTTTAATACTACCACCTAATTTGGAGTGTAATATGAGAGAATTAAGCGAGGGTACTTACGTTAAGAAGATAGGCTGTGATGCCTGTAATTCATCGGATGCTAATGCAGTCTATTCTGATGGTAATACTCACTGTTACTCATGTGGCACTACTGTCTTTGCGGACAATGACAATGAGTACATTAAGGAGGATACAGTGGAGCTAGGTTTATTTAAAGGTGGGTATGCTGCGCTAAATGCGAGACGCATTTCCGAGAGTACTTGTGTCAAATATAAGTATCAAGTAGGTGAAGACCAATTTGGTACTCCAATTCAAATAGCTAATTATTTTGATTCTACTAAGAAATTAGTAGGCCAGAAAATTAGAAAACCTAATAAACAATTTAGTTTTAGAGGGGAAAGCAAGGTAGGCCTATTTGGTCAACATCTTTTTGCACCTGGAGGGAGAAAGGTAATTATTACAGAGGGTGAGATTGATGCCCTATCTGTAGCCGAAGCCTTCAACAGCAAGTGGCCTGTAGTTAGTCTAATCAACGGTGCCCAGTCAGCTTTAAGCAACATCAAAGCTAACCTAGAATGGGTTCTTTCTTTTAAGGAAGTAGTTTTATGGTTTGACGATGATGATGCAGGTCACCAAGCAGTCCAAGCAGTAGCTGGCCTTTTTAAGCCAGGACAACTAAAGGAAATAGCTAGTACTGGTTATAAGGATGCCAACGAACTCTTAGTTGCTAAGGGTACTGGTGCTGTAGTATCTGCATCTTACAATGCAGGTTCTGTACGTATTGATGGTGTTGTTAATGGTAAAGACTTATGGGAGCTACTAAGTAAGGAAGAGGTGTTTGAAACATACAGCTACCCTTTTCCAAAATTAGAGGAAAAATTTAAAGGCATCCGAAAGGGTGAGCTTGTTACATTTACCGCTGGTTCTGGTGTTGGTAAGTCCACAATCGTTAAAGAGATTGCGTACCACTTACTAATGAAGGAAGGCCTTAAGCTTGGTTATGTAGCCTTGGAAGAAAATGTTAAAAGATCAGCCTTAGGGTTTATGGGTATGTATATGAAGAAACCCTTATTCTTTGAGTACGATAACGTATCTTTAGAGGCTAAGAAAGAGGCTTGGGAAGCCACTATGGGTGACGGCAGGCTATTCTTCTACGACCATTTCGGTTCTCTAGATGAAGAGAATCTACTAACTAAGCTACGGTTATTAATCACACAAGAGGGTGTAGATTTTATTGTACTTGATCACGTTAGTATTGTTGTATCTGGTAATGCTGATGGGGATGAACGTAAGGCTATTGATGCCTTAATGACAAACCTACGTAGTTTAGCAGAGGAAACACAGGCAGGTATTCTAGTCATATCTCACCTACGCCGCCCACAGGGTGACAAAGGACACGAGGATGGCGCAAGCGTATCCCTTTCACAATTACGTGGCTCAGGTGCTATTGCACAATTATCTGATGCTGTGATTGGTGTTGAGAGAGATATGCAGGATGCTGAATTTGGTAATCACGTTAAGTTAAGAGTACTAAAGAATCGTTTTGTTGGTGATGTTGGTATGGCTGATACATTAGCCTTCGATAAAACCACTGGACGTATGGACGTAGTAGATGAGGACTTTGCATTAGAGGGGGAATTTTAAATGTTAATATTTGATATTGAGAGTGATGGATTACTCGATAAAGTATCTGTGGTACATTGTGGGGTAACCTACAACACGGAAACTAAAGAGTACAAGAGGTACACAAATGAGGAAATTTCCTTATTAATCAATGACTTACAAGATGCTGATGCTCTCGGAGGGCATAATATTATAGCTTATGACATACCAGTAATAGAGAAGCTCTATGGTATAAATCTAAGCGATAAGAAATTATACGATACATTAATTGTATCTCGTATTGCGTACTACAACTTAATGGCTATTGATTCTAATAGTAAACGTGTACCACCTAGACTTAAAGGCTCTCACAGTCTAAAGGCATGGGGTTACCGATTAGGTGACAATAAAGGTACGTACGGAGACCAAGAGGATGCGTGGAGTACTTACAGCACAGAGATGTTGGACTACTGTGAGCAGGATGTAGTGCTTAATGTGAAGTTATTTGATAAGTTAGAATCTAAGGCAGTACCTTGGTCGGCCATAGATGTTGAACAAGAGTTTGCTAAGATAATTGGCAGACAGTCTAGGTATGGTTGGAAGTTTAATGTAGAGGCTGCACAAGCCTTACACGTAGAACTACTAGATGAAAAGACTAGTATCGAGGATGAGTTAACTAAGGTATTCAAACCTTTAAAAGACTGGATTCCTATGAATGTAGTACCTATGTATACTAAGTCTGGTGCGGTATCTAAGCTGTATGAGAAACAAGTAGCCCGAGGTGCCCACATGGATTCTAAAGGCCGTTGGGGAAGATTCGATGAAATCCATTTCAACCCTGGTAGCAGACACCATATTCGCAGATGGATGGAAGAGGTGTACAACTGGCATAGCCCAGAGAAGACCGAGAAAGGTACTCCAATTATTAATGAGGCTGTCTTAAAGAATGTTAAGTTTCCCGAGGCACAACTATTACGTAAGTATTTCCTAATTCAGAAAGTACTTGGTATGGTAGCTGAGGGAGCTAATGGGTGGTTACGTTTAGTACAAGATGATGGGCGTATATATGGCCAAGTGAACACATTAGGCGCTGTTACGGGACGTTGTACACATAGTAAGCCTAATGTTGCACAGACACCAAGTAGTCGTGCTTTTAAAGGTAAGGAGTGCCGTAATCTTTGGACAGTACCAGAGGGGAAACAGATAGTTGGTTGTGATGCTAGTGGCCTAGAGTTGAGAATGCTCGCCCACTATATGGCAGCCTTCGATGGTGGTGAGTATGGTAAGCAGGTGTTAGAGGATGACATACACCGTGTTAATGGTATAGCCGCTGGTCTTATGCAAGAGGACTGGGTAAAAGGTAGTCCTGAATATGAGAAAGGAAGAGGACAAGCTAAGACATTCATCTACGGGTTTTTATATGGTGCAGGTAATGCTAAGATTGGTGAAATCGTAAATGGTTCTGCTAGTCAAGGTAAGAAATTAAAGGAATCTTTCCTTAATAAACTACCTGCGCTTAAGAAACTAACTAGTGCTGTAAAGAAAGCCAGTAAGAAAGGGTTTTTAGTAGGTTTATCTGGACGTAAGTACGCTATCCGAAGTGAGCACAGTGCCTTGAATGTATTACTACAAGGAGCAGGTGCTCTAGTTATGAAGTACTACTTAGTAGAGCTTGATAAGGAATTACGTACAAAATATACTCCTGGTAAGGACTATGAGTTCATAGGTAATATTCACGATGAAGTACAGATAGAAGTTAAGGATGAGTACGTCAAGGCTTTCAGTAAGATTGCCGAGAGTACATTCGGTACTGTAGAGAAGCTACTTAACTTTAGAGTTAAATTAGAGGGGGAAGCTAAACATGGAAGAACTTGGGGAGATACTCACTAAAAAGTGTAGTAGATGTAAGGAAGTATTACCTATTACACATTTCTATCGAGGCAACACAAAAATACAAGGGGCTTGTAAAAAATGCGAGAGTATTAGAACAGTATCACGTTCTAGCCTAAGACAAGTAGAGTGGGAAGCTAGAGGTAGAAAGTGTGAGCGTTGTGGTATTGAAGGTAAACACTCTTTCTTTGATTTTCATCATGTAGTTCCAGAGCTTAAAGAGATAAGTATAAATAAGGTCTGGTATTACGGCAAAAAAGAAGAGATGCTGAACTTGCTAAGTGCATTATGGTATGCCCAAATTGTCATAGGCAACTTCATATGGAATTAAGTACTTTTGGACTAACTAATAAACATAAGGAACTTAAAGATATGGAGGATCCCTTAAATGATAAAACTAAAGATAAAACCGCTGAGTAATAATGAGATGTATGGTGGCCGTAAGGTTAAATCATATAAGTATAGAAACTTTGAACGTGCTATTTTACCCTTACTACCTGATGACATTGAGATACCTAAGGGGGCTATACATTTAAATATTATTGTAGGCCTAAGTAGTAAACTAGCTGACCTTGATAACACCTTGAAACCTTTCATAGATTGTTTACAACTGAAGTATGGGTTTAACGACAAGTGGGTATACAAAATATCAGCTAAAAAGAAGGATGTAGAAAAAGGTAAGGAATATATACATTTTGAATTAAAGGAGATGAAAAAATGAGTAAGCAAATCGGAGGGGACCACTATGATTTGGCAATACAACCTATTGATTATATTATGGGTAATGGCTTAGATTATTGTGAGGGTAATGTAGTTAAATATATTACAAGACACGGAAGTAAGAATGGCGCAGAGGATATTAAGAAGGCGATACACTACTGTGAGTTTATACTGAATAATGTATATGGGGAAGACTCGTGATAGCTTTAATTGATGCAGATAGTATTGTATATAAGTATGCTAGCATATACCAAGATACAGTTATCTGGGAGCAAAATGATAAAGGAGTTGTTGCCTCTATTGAGACAGACCTAGAGACTGCCTTAGAGGAAATGGAGGGTTTCATACAAGGTATTCAAGATAACACAGATACTGATGATGTAGTACTTGTACTGAGCCCTAAGAGAACCTTTAGGTATGATGTAGCTGATAACTATAAGGGTAATCGTAAGAAGCCTTTAGTTGCCTTAGAGATGTTAGTTGAACTAAAGAACGCTTTATTTAAACGCGGGGCACTTCAGTTTGATAACGTAGAAGCTGATGATGTATGTGTATCACGTATGTACCAAGAACCTGGTAAATATGTTTTATGTCATATTGATAAAGACTTAGATCAAGCAGTAGGTGCTCACTATAACTATAATACACAGGAGAAATATGAGGTTGACCAAGAGGCTGCGGATTATTTCTTTTATGAACAAGCACTACAAGGGGATTCTGTTGATGGTATTAAAGGATGCCCTAAGATTGGTAAAATTAAAGCTGCCAAACTTCTAGGAAAGGTTTCCCCTGAGGACTATTGGGATACCATCACAGAGGCTTATGAGAAAGCTGGTATGGATTATGATTATATGATTCAACAAGCTAGGCTTGTATGGATGCTTAGAGATTTTA